TCTTTCTTTGCAACAAAAGGAAGTTTGTGTCGTACTGATTGTACAGAAGTGATGATGCCTGTTCTTATAAGAAATAATATCAAGTCTTCCGAAATGCCTATATTACAAATTTTATATGCTAAAGGAAGATCGGCCCTTATGAGAATGGAAACATTACCTGTTGCAGATGAAGGCAATACTATTACACGATATGTTAGAGATGCCTGGCAATATAATTTGGATACTCAAGATACTATGTGTGGTTCACCACTTATAGTTAGAAATACTCAAATTACACCAGGCAAGATATGTGGAATACATATTGCTGGATTATCTGGAACAGGTGATGGTTGGTCTACTCCAATTTATTTAGAAGATATAGAGAAGATTTTGTCTTTGTTTGGAGATAATGTGAAATTTGTGCAACATGCACGTTTTCCATTGGATGAATATCCAAAAGAACAAGGACAAATACCTGAATCTGCTGAATTTTTAAGATTGGGGTCACTGAAGAAACCAGTTGCTCAACCTGCAGTTACTAAAATAATACCATCACCCCTTTACGGTAAGATTAAGGAACCTGAGTCAAAACCATGTGTTTTAAGGCCAATAACCTTAGAAAATGGTGAAAAATGGGATCCAAGAACTTACCGTTTAGGAAGATTAGGAAATATAACACAAGCTATTGATGAAACATTAATTACTCATGCTAAGAATGCGTTCGTTGATGAGTTGTCAACAGTTATATCTGCACATGAAGAATCGCGAAATGAAAATATTAAGGCAGTTTATTCATTTGAAGAAGCTTGCCTTGGCATTGATGGAGAATTATTTGTTAATTCAATTAAAAGAGATACTTCTTCTGGATTTCCTTTTATTCAGATGCCAAATTTTACTCGAAAAGATATATTTGGATCGGAAGAAGTTTATAAATTAGATACTCCTCAATGTGAGATATTAAAGAAACGATGTGCTGACATAATTGATAATGCAAAACAAGGAATTGTTTTGGATCATTATTTTGTTGATACGCTCAAAGATGAACGCAAACCTATTCATAAGGCTCATAAAACTAGATTATTTAGTGCTGGTGCCATAGATTATTTAATAGTTTGTAAGCAATATTTTAATGGACCTGTGGCACTTTTAAGTAAGTTACGTAATTTTAGTCATATTAGTGTAGGTACAAATGTGTATTCTGAAGATTGGGGACAAATAGTTAAGATTTTGCATAGGAAAGCAAAGAACATTATTGCTGGAGACTTTGAAGGATTTGATGCTTCACAGCATCAAAGATTATTGGAAGCTGCAGGAGAAGTTTTGATAGAAATATCAAGACGTTTTCTTGGAGCTACTGAAGAAGATATCAAAGTTATGCGAGTTTTGCTAGTTTCCCTTTTTAACAGTATGCACATTTGTGGCAAAGAAGTTGTACAATGGACACATTCATTACCATCAGGTCATTATCTTACTGCAATTATAAATTCAATTTTTGTTAATCTTGCTTTTTGTATTGTTTGGATGTTGGCCTTTG